AAAATTGTAAATGGATCTATATTTATAAATTCAATTTCATCATCTATAATACAGACTTTAACGAAGCCGTTACCATATACTAAAGAATCATATTTCATGTTTCTAATGGCACTTTTAGACTTCTTTTTATCCATTATGTAATTCAATGCATCTTGTGCTTCTTTTGCCTTTAAAACTTGTTTTTCAGTACGAGGCATCAAATCAACAACACCATCGCGATCAGTTAAAAGACTTATCATTGTTTGCACAATACTGTGACAGATATTAGGCTCAATCTTAGATTTATATTTTGGGAGGTTGTATGGCTTAAGCAAGTCACCATTCATTAATTCTTCATTACGACGCCATCTAGAAACCATATGCTTACGTGATTCTTTTGCAGCAGTAAACATTTTCTCTAATTGCTCTAGTTTCGAGCCATCAGGGGTATAATCTGTTTTTTTAATTTTCGGATAGTCCATTATATTCCTTTAGATTTAGACTGAAAAGTCATAATTCCATCGTTTAGGTTGTGGATTTAATAAATCACGAATCATTTGTTCATCTTTAGATAATTTTAACTCAGGCTCATCAGCATTTAAGATATTAGTTAACCCATATCTAAGACTATCTGCCATATGATCAATATCGCATTTTTTCACGTCCTCAAAATTCTTTTCATCATACATTAATTGAGGCAGTGTTTCGCATAATTTTGGGCATGTTCCTTTAATGAAATACAAAGACGGTTTTTTAGTATCACTGTGGCTCAATTTAGATGCCATTGCGCGCCAGTTTGCAACTCTAGTATTGTTTGCTGCTTGTAAAAATGGAACTTGTGGATTATCAGCACTTCCTACAATTGCAGTTGCTATTGAATTATCTGAATAACCTGGTGTAGCCTCATTTTTCCAACTCATGGGATTTCTTATATAGCATGACGGATCAATAAATGATGCGCTTACACTAAATCCATTAATTCGTTCAGCAATCATTTTACCAAATTCAAATGGATGTGTTTCCTTTGCACAAACCTCATCAAAAACAAAACAATTACCATTATGATCAACATTTATAAATTCAGCAGCAGCATATGCACGATAGCCGTAATCAATTCCGATCACATTATTACCAGTTTCTAGGTTAAACCCTAAATCCTTGGCTTGATTAATAGTAATTTCGTGCACATCACTATTATATTCATGGAAGTAAGCCCCAATTACAGATGACCAATCACCCAGTAGCCATTGGCTTCTTAGCGGCTCCTGAAGGCTATCTAAAAATTTAAAATACCCAGGATCTTTTTCCATTAATGTTGGATTAGATTCAATCGTGCACGGGATATATATTTTTAAATCACCAGTAACTGGATCTTTCCAGGCTTTATTTGCTGGTTTCTCCCCAATCTTCCAAAATGACTTACAAAATGAATGTAAATTTCCACCAGGGTTTGTTGTGCACAGAATCTGAGGCCTTAAATCATCTTTAGTTGATCTAACAGATGAGCATAATTTTAAAAATAATTCAGGAGTTGCAATTTGTGTCAACTCTTCAATTAATAATGAATCAATATTTAAACCAATATATTGATCAACTGAGTTTAAATCTCCTAGGTGACCACAATATATTTTAGATCCATTAGGGAACTTAAAAACTGCTGGTTTACCGCTGACTTTTGCATTAGGCATCATGATCTTCGCTTCTTCAATCCAAGCCCGTAGATCTGAGTAATTACGCCTTATAACTACGCCGACCATGTTAGGGGTTGCTGCTCTACGAAGTAGCCATGCTTGACCCGTCATGGACTTACCACCACCACGAGATCCACCAAATAGGATCCATTTAACAGAATCATCTAATGATAATGCTAACGTTTGTGGTCCTGGATGTGGTTTAAATAGTGTTTTCATAATCAAAAATAAAATTAGGTTTTCGTCTTTTGAAGGGTGATATCCCTATACGTCAACTCGTCAGGCGCAAATCTCGGAATCAGAATCAGCATGTGCCCTCAAAGCCCATATTCAATGTCATTTGTGCCCATTTTGTACACACTAACACACTGTTCTCGTCGTGAACACACTGGACTATGTATCCAGTGCTACTCATCTCCCTCCATGGGTGGCTTCTTTGTTTCGGGTAGCAATACAAAGCCCTTATCGTCCTCTGTATTGAGGTTAATCTCACTACTTTTAAGAGATGGGACTAACCTATCAATAACTAGTTTTGCGCACGCTAAAGCATCTCTATGGTCCTTACCAGATCCTAATGTTGATGCAATCTCAATAATATTGTTTATTACATCATTTCCCTTCGGATGTGACCTAAATTTGTCTATAATTGTCTCTCCAGCGGGTGGTCTGCCGTTAAGATTACCTGAGAATCCAGGCTTAAAACGTCCTTTTGAATCTCTGACGTCTCCCTGATCAGGGGCCTGTTTTACAGGATCTTCAGATATATAGTCTTCAACAGATGAATCCGTTGTTTTCTTAGCCATTTTCAATTACCCTCGCTTTCATAGCCTTGGATTTAAACTTGCTGCCAAATGATGATCCATAGATACAATCCCTACAAATAGCATTAAATAATCTGGGCGTATAACCACCAACCATAGGCAAAGACTGGTATTGATACTTGCCAGCCCTGAAGACATTTTTTCCACACATCTCACAACAAAACTGTGCAGATGGAGAGATACGTCTTCTAATTTTGTATGCAATCTCGCCTTTCACTCTTTATCTGTAATGGGTTTAGTATTAGGGATATATGTCTCGGTCCAGGACATACATGCTGGACAACTGTGTAAAGCGATCATACCATCACCATCTAAACCACGATCATCAAAATCTATATCACTATTCCAAACCATTTCAGTGCCACAATTCCAACAAATCATTAGAGATTACCTCC